GTTGGAGGTAGTTCCTCCGGATGTCTACACCCGTTCGGATGGGCTTCATTGACCGTCACACAGTGCTGTACTGTGTAGTTTCGCCATTCCCATGGTTGGGAGTGGTCTTTTTGAGAGGGGTGTGTGTGTTCCAAGTCCAACGGGATCCACACGCTACCAAACCTCGCTGTGAGGTGCTTTGGTGGAAGGCTTATCCACCAGTTTCGCTTGGCTTACAAGATCTTGCCCGTTCATATATAACATATGACCGGGAGAACTGCAGTTATGTACGTAGGTAGGTATCGTCTCGTTTCGCTTCACAGCAACAGCCGAACCGTGCGTAGTGAAGGAGTCACCATGTCGGGACGCAACTCGCTACTCTTTGACCGAAATATGTGTCCACTCTGTGGATACTAAGCTTCAGGGAATCCCAACCCCAGATAAAACTGGAAAACTCGTTACCCTCACCTCCCCCTTCCCCACCCCCACAGGTTCCTATAGAGTTAACCTGTACCGCGCTCCTTGGTATGGACATTGGTGAATGTTGCATTTGCAACAAACTCTTACCCCGCTTCTGGCTGGCACACATAGTGTGCCCCAGTTGCCCAGCGGCCGTTTGTGAATCATGCATTTTCGAATGTGTGAACCATCGACTATTTCGCTGCCCTTTGTGTAGGACCCCATCAATTGCTCCGTTGATGTTCGAATTTGCGCTTACACACCTCACCCTCGGAGGTCTGTCATTCTATGACAAGGAAGCTTTTTTGTTGTTTTTGACAAACAACACGTTACCCTACAGTGATTTTGGTGTAGAAGATGCAAGCGTAATAGACTTCGCTCCACCAACACAACTGAACGGTAACAACGGGGAGTGGACCAATGGTGATGATGTTAATGGGAGACACTTGCGGCAACAAGCTCGCAATGGAGTTCCCATCATCCCTGGCGAGTCCCCTCCCCCTGGGGGTTACGTTCCTTCCACTCCACGGAAGAAGCGCAACTCCCGACGCCGCAAAGCGCGTCAGAAGCCCCCCAACCAAATCCTTGAGGGAGTTGTCCAACCTGTGGTTGGCAACATTCCTCCTCCTGTCATGCAGGAAATGGAAGTGCCTGTTGTAGAGGAAGCTCTACTACTTGGTGGGGACGACATAGAAGGAGATGTCGAGGGTGTCGACCATCAGGCACGTGCGCAAGCACGTATCAAGTTGTTGACCCCAGGCAAAGATCTCCTTGTCGAGAGCGTGAGTCTGGGTGTTCTAAACACCCTTTACCGACCCATGCACTGGCTTAGGTACTTTTTGACATTAATGATGCTGTGTTGTATCGTTGTTGACTTGTCTGTTTTTGGACCGTATTTCTTTATCGAGCATCCTTTTCTCGTCGTGAGTGTCATCACCACATATGTGTTTGTGGCATGGCACATTCCGAGATACTTCAGTGGGAAACTGATGATGTCAGGGAGTATATACGGTATAACAGGAATTGGGTTGAGTGGTCGGACATATTCTGAACACCGATTCTTTCCTTTCAGTCGCCGAGATTTAGGCACCCATCCTCTGCGCGCGCTGGGGTTTAATGGATACGTTAA